CATCTCCAATCAGGCGTTGACTACCATCAGCTTACCTGCACTGACAGAGGCAGGTAACTACTGCTTCATCTCCAATCAGGCGTTGACTACCATCAGCTTACCTGCACTCACAGAGGCAGGTAACGAATGCTTCTGCTCCAATCAGGCGTTGACGAGCATCAGCTTACCTGCACTGACAGAGGTAGGTAGCCAATGCTTCTGCTCCAATCAGGCGTTGACGAGCATCAGCTTACCAGCACTGACAACGGCAGGTAGCTACTGCTTCAGCTACAATCAGGCGTTGACTACCATCAGCTTACCAGCACTGACAACGGCAGGTAGCGACTGCTTCAGCTACAATCAGGCGTTGACTACCATCAGCTTACCTGCACTGACAACGGCAGGTAGCTACTGCTTCAGCTCCAATCAGGCGTTGACGAGCATCAGCTTACCAGCACTGACAACGGCAGGTAGCTACTGCTTCAGCTACAATCAGGCGTTGACTACCATCAGCTTACCAGCACTTACAGAGGCAGGTAGCTACTGCTTCTGCTACAATCAGGCGTTGACTACCATCAGCTTACCAGCACTGACAACGGCAGGTAGCGACTGCTTCATCTCCAATCAGGCGTTGACTACCATCAGCTTACCTGCACTGACAGAGGCAGGTAACTACTGCTTCATCTCCAATCAGGCGTTGACTACCATCAGCTTACCAGCACTCACAGAGGCAGGTAGCCAATGCTTCCGCGCCAATCAGGCGTTGACAACCCTTAGAATAGGCAAGCTGAAGCTGGAAGTAAAAGATGTAGATGGCTACTGCTACGTTATTACTTCTAAGAGAAACACAAAAGGCACAACCATATATAACGGTTACAATTTTGATTTCCTCAAAAAAGAAGTTATAACCCGCACGGATTGCTATGTAGCTGAAAAAGATGGCTTTACTGCGCATGGCAAAACAGCGAAGGATGCTATCAAGGATATGCAATTCAAGCTGGTAGCCGAGAAAATGAAGAATGAGCCAATCTATGCGGATACGGTAGTAAGCATTCAGCATTACAGAACAGTAACCGGAGCCTGTGAATTTGGATGCAAAGACTGGCTGGAGCGCAACGGCATGGCTGATGTGAAAGAAATGAAAGCAGGAGATCTGGTGCCACTACTGAAAAAGACCGGTGCATATGGAGTAGAAAGGTTTATGGAACTTGTAAAATTTTAAATCAAAAACTCACCGATAACAATAGTGCTAAAAAAAATAAAACATGCAGATAAAATCAATAACATACGACTATACTCCCGCTATGTGTACACAGCACAGCGACTACCCAGAAACCTTTTCACATGCTGAAGTAGGCATTGGCGGGGTAGTTGAAATATTAGAACATCAGGCAATGGGTGAAGGCGATAAATGGTATTATGACATTGTATTTGATGATGGTTCTATACTTAGAACTTTTAACCCAAATAAAGTAACTTTTACTAAAACCACAAACCAATGACACAAACACAGATTGAACAGACAAGAGTGATAGCCCTACGCGATAAGTGGCTGGAAATACCTGAAGGAACATACGCAGAGTGCCACAGGCAAACATTGTGGTTTGGTCATGGCGGCAAATTCGACTGCTATCATGACGTTACTGCTATATCTGACGTGAAATACCTCACCTCATTGGATTGGCTGCATCCAGTAGCGATGGATGTGCTTAGTAAACTTCATGAGGATAATTCATTTAAAAAATTAAACATTGAAGCTACTATAGAGTGTTCATGTGTCAAACCACCCATCAACGGTGAATACATAGACCTATTCAATGCAGTCTATGAGGGTATTGTTTACTTACAAAATCAAGAGAAATGAAAAAGAAGTTTATTAAAATAGCAAAAGACAACGGGTATGTTATATCCGACTACCTGAGTAGTAGGTCAGATATGGGAATGGTTTGTTTTGAGTTTATATGCAATAATGGAGCTTTTAAATTTACGCATTATTGCTCATATCCTGTTGGACAATCTAGTCAGCACGTTAAATCTACACTGTTTGATATGTTTTCTAAAAGACTAAAATCACAAGACCCAACTTTATTTTAAACAAAATGAAAAAATCATACATAGCCACACAATCCGAAGCATCTGCGTTACATAGTGGCGAGCAGACAGCGATAATTGTTAAGATGGGGAAGCAGCCTCCCGCATATGGTTGCAGTATATTGGATAATCAGATATTGTACGAAGACCCGCAAGGTAACGTGCATAGTCGTACTGGCATACCCTACGCCCTCAACGAGCCTGTGTATGTGAGAGAGAAATGTTATCAGCTTGGAGAGTATAAGCTCTTATCGCTTGGAGAAACAGGAGATTACGAGCAGCAGTTTTGTACAGACCACATATTTCGTTTTGGTGCCGTCCCAAACAACCCACACAGAGTTGTTGGTGCTGCGTCCATGCCCCGTTCAGCAGCACGCACCTTTTTCGAACCTGTAAGCTGTGAGGCGGTAAGGGTGCAAGGCATAACGGCTAATATGATTTTAAGCATTATATCATTGAATACAATTTACAATAGGAACGCAGTTAATATTATGTCTGAATTTCATAGACATATAGTTCCCAAAATCGGGCAGACAGCATGGGACAATAACGATTATGTTTTTTACTATAAAATTGAGAAGATAACCAACTAAACATTTCTATGAGAACGTCACACATGGTCACACAAACACAGATTAAACAGACAAGAGTGATAGCGGAGCGGGATGGATGGGAGTACCTACCCCCGTCCATATCAACACCTGAATCGGACTATCTATGCAAAGATGGTAAGATGTACCCGCCCGACCAGTTGCCCTACCTCACCGACCTTAACGCATTGCACAAGGTGGCGATGGATGTGATGGGTGAATTGCCATTATTATCAAGCAACCAACATTTAATATGGTGCTGTATGGCTAAACGCCCCATAAACGGTCAATACATCGCCTTATTCAATGCGGTGTATGATGGCGTTGTCTTCCTTAACCGGCAAAAATCAAAACCATGATAGCTAAAATACTTTATATCCTGCACGCCGGGGCATCTATGTTCGCAATACTTATATCTTGTGCTATAGTCACTGCTATTTGCGCTGTGGTAGCTTACCTCAGACAGCGGTACATCATTAGAAAAGAAGGTGCCTACTATACGGTGTTCGTGGACTCCATATGGGAAATGTTTGCCACGATATCCGTAGCTTGCGTATTGATGACCGCCACCATAATACTGTCAATGCTTTTATCAGACCTGCTGTAATTGACAGCAAATACCTTACTTTTATCCTCCCTTTACATTAATTATTATGCAACTTATACATGACGGACCTCTTGACATCGCAACCGGGAACAGCCGAAAAGCAGCCTCATGGCGCAACAGAGAGGTGACCTGGAGCGAGATTGTCAACAAGTGCTCCAACACGCACCGCACGGCTGAAACGCAGGCACAGTACCTCGCTGAGAAAAAGACACGACAGGATGAGATAAAAGACATCGGTGGCTTTGTTGGTGGCTATCTGGCCGGTGGTAAGCGTAAGAATGGGTCTGTGGTCCACCGCTCACTCATCACTATGGATCTGGACTTCGCAGATCCTGGAGTGCCTGACATCTTCAGGCTCCTATACGACAACGCTGTGCTGTTCTACTCCACACACAAGCACACTGCTGCGAAGCCTCGTCTGCGCATAGTGCTGCCGCTGCTGCGCCCTGTGATGTGTGATGAGTACGAGGCCATCTGCAGGCGCATAGCCGGTGAGCTGGGTATAGAGATGTTCGACCACACAGGCTACCAGCCATACCGCCTCATGTACTGGCCATCTACCAGCAAGGATGGTGAGTACCTGTTCGAGTACCAGGATGGCCCGTGGCTTGACCCTGATGCCGTGCTCTCCAGCTACCACAACTGGAAAGACTGCAGCGAGTGGCCTCTGAGTGACAGGGAGAGCACCATCGTGCTCCAGTCCATACGCAAGCAGCAGGACCCTACAGAGAAGACAGGCATAGTGGGCGCCTTCTGCCGTACCTACTCTATATCTGAGGTGATCGAGAAATACCTCTCTGATGTCTACTCGACAACTGATGAGGACAGTAGATATACTTACGCTGGTGGTAGCACCGGTGCAGGCATGGTGGTGTATGAGGACAAGTGGGCGTACAGTCACCACGGCACGGATCCTATCAGTGGCAAGCTCTGCAACTCATGGGACCTGCTGCGCCTGCACAAGTTCGGACATGAGGACGAGCGCACACAGCCGGACACACCTGCCAACAAGATGCCTTCCTACAACTCGATGGTGGAGCTGTCCACCAAAGACACTGCTGTGCGCACGCTGCTGGGTGCCGAGCGTCTGGCCTCCAAGACCTCTGCTGTGGATGACTTCGCAGACGAGGTGGCCGAGGGTGCAGGTGCTGAGGTAGGCGAGGCTGACACCACGTGGCTGGGAGAAATGGACGTGGATGGCAAGGGCAACTACCGCTCTACTACTGAGAATATAAGGCTTGTGCTCACCAACGACCCTGGGCTGAAAGGCCGATTGTCCCTCAACCTGTTCGAGCACAGGGAGGTGGCGCTGCGAAATCTGCCTTGGCGTAAGGTCACACACCAGACCAGATATCTGACTGACAAGGATGACAGCGCACTCCGTGCCTACATCGAGAAGCGCTACGGTATCAGCCATGTGGGCAAGGTGCTAGATGCCATCAACGTAGTGATGCTGGAGCGGTCCTTCCATCCTGTGCGTGACTACCTGACGCGCTGTGAGGCGGCGTGGGATGGTGACGAGCGGCTGAGTACAGTGCTCATAGACAGGCTCGGTGCTAAAGACAACGAATATACCAGAGAGGTGACGCGCAAGACGCTTATTGCCGCTGTGGCCAGGATATTCGAGCCGGGATGCAAGTTTGACAATGTGCTGACGCTCATCGGTGAGCAGGGTATAGGTAAGAGTACGATATTCAAGAAGCTCGGCAACGATTGGTTCAGTGACAGCCTCACCACTGTGGTAGGTAAAGATGCGTATGAGGCACTGCAGGGTGTGTGGCTGGTGGAGATGGGCGAGCTGGCGGGTATGAAGAAAGCGGAGGTAGAGGCTGTTAAGCATTTCATCAGTAAGCAGGTAGACCGCTTCCGTGTGGCTTACGGCCGTAGGGTGGAAGACTTCCCTCGCCAGTGCATCATAGTGGCCACTACCAACGACTACGAGCCTCTGAGGGGCAGCGGTGGTGACAGGCGCTTCTGGCCTGTGGTGTGTGAGGCCTCTGAGCAGGACGTGTGGGACATGGAGCAGGAGGAGGTAGATCAGATCTGGGGTGAGGCCGTGGCTGCATATCGCAGAGGCGAGAAGTGGCATCTCAACGCAATGGTGGAGCAGATGGCCAGAGAGGTGCAGGCTGAACACACTGAGGTGGACGAGCGAGTGGGGATGGTGCGCCAGTATCTGGACACACAGCTGCCTGACGACTGGAAGGATATGGACATATTCGCAAGGCGTGCATGGCTCGCAGGCAACGAGCTGTCAGACAGCGTGCAGGCAGCCGGCACTACTTACCGGGACAGAGTGTGTGCCGCAGAGATATGGTGTGAGGTGCTGGGTGGTAAGCCGCAGGACCTGACGAAGTACAACACAAAAGAAGTACACAAGTTGCTGCTGGAGGCGGGAGGCTGGGAGCGATCCAGTAAGGGCGCTATGCGCTTCCCTTTGTACGGTATGCAGCGAGGATATGTAAGAACTAAAATACTTAAAAAACAATAACCAATGACAAATAAACAGAGAGTACTCGCAGCATGGCCAGAGGCTGTGTGCAGCACAGCACAGAACTACGAAGGCACAGACGTGTACTACGTTACACACGAAGGGTCTTGTATAACACTCCTGCATGTAGAGGAGGAGCTGGCCTGGGAGGAGGCAGAGGGCTTGCTGACTCGCGCAGGCATACAGACCGTGGAGGACAAGATCCTCAGCATCGCAGCCTACGCGGGGCATACCATCGTCAACAGGCCTGAAGGGTTCCAGGTGCATGTGAGATGGCGCACCGGTAACATCACACCACACGACCCGCTCCAGCTGGGGTATCACACCAGCATAGCAGCCATATGGCCGGTGGCACGTCAGGTGTTCAGTGAGCTTATGAAAGCCGGTATGCCTGAGGAGGCAGCACGCCTGCACAGCAAGGCCTTCGAGCCTGTGTATGATCTGTTCAAAGCTACCCATGCATCCATCGTTGCGCTGTCTAAGGCTGTGCGTGTGAAGTGGGGTACGGATATGAGGAAAGGAATAGATGAGTGTGCCCAGACAGCTGTGGTCATCTCGCCCGATGCCGAGGTCAGAGTGGCCGATATGCTCAGGGAGGGTGATGAGGAGATGCGGGCACGTGACAGGTATGAGGCGTTTGTCAACAAGGCGAAAGGCGGTGATGCGCGTCCCAGCTACCTGTTATCGTGGGGTCCTGACGGTGAGCTGATGTGTACCAAACTGCCTGAAAACAACCCGCACCTGGAGGCTGAAAAGGACATGCTGAAGGGTGAAATGTCTTGTGCCAAAAAGGAGAACGAGGGTGATTACGTTGGGTGGTTGGCAGGTTGTTAGGGGTGAGGTTGAGTGGTTGTTTTTATAGGTATTTTGGTGTTTGATTTAGTAAATTGATAATCATGTCAACTGCCGAAAGTATAAAGGTTAAAAAGTTTATATTTGAAAACAATACTATCTGTGAGGAGAAAATGTCAACAAGAATTTTTTAGAGGCTGATCGGTCTTGTTGACATTTTCCAGAAAATGGAAAAAAATGTCAACAAATGTCAACAAATGTCAACAAGAATTTTTTTTTGTGTTGACATCCTAAAGCCGCTCTGGTGGCTGCATACAGCCAAAATGTCAACAATGTCAACAAAAAAAGTATAAAAAATCTCTGAGAATGAATTAGGCAGACTAGGCAAGAAAAAAGGCACTTTGCTTGCCTAATCGCTCTCGGTGTAAAAATTTTCATTTTTTTTGTTGACATTGTTGACATTTTTGCCAAATTAAATAAAATTGTAAAGGATTAAAATTGAGGTTTTTGACGAAATGCTGAAATGCTTAAAAATAATGATATGAAAGCAGTAAAAAGTTTGAATAGCAAAATAGAAATCAAAGGTAGTCAGGTTGTGAGCGGGGAAACTGAGGGTGGCTTAAAATTGGTGGGTGGGGTGCTATCGCTTGATAGGCAGTATGGCAAAAAGGAGGGGAGCAAGACAAGCAAACGGCCTACGTCACGAATTGTATACAGCGAAAAGTTGCTGGAGCGTAAATTGGTTGCATTTATGAAGACGATAGGCGGAGAAGCCAGAAAGCAGCACGGCGGACAAATAACCGGACTCAGCGACCGAGCTTTATACGCACCACCAGGTATGTGTTGGTTTGCAGAGATCAAAACAACTGGAAAGCCGTTAAAACCTAAACAGGAAGTCGAAAAGCAGAAAGTGGAGCGGATGGGCTTCCGTTGTTTCGTCATAGATGACAATAACAGCCTCGTAGCGGCTCAAAACCAGATGCGGCAGGATGTAGACCTTCAGAAAGCCAAAAACAAGCTAAAAACGCCTTAGAATGAGATTTGTACCACACGATTACCAGCAGCACGCCATTGAGCACATACTTAACAACCGTTACTGCGCACTTTTTCTGGATATGGGCCTGGGCAAGACCGTTGCCACCCTTTCAGCCGTTGACACACTTTTGAAGACAAAAGAAGCTAAAAAGGTGTTAGTTATCGCCCCTAAACGGGTTGTAGAGGACACATGGCCAAAAGAAGTCCAAAAATGGGACCATTTAAGCCATTTGAGGGTATCGGTCGTTACTGGCACCGAAAGCCAAAGGAAGGCCGCCCTACGTGCCAATGCGGACATTTATGCCATCAACAGGGAGAACGTGGTTTGGTTAGTTGCACAATATAACGGCGGATCACCGTTTGATACGGTCGTTATTGATGAGCTCAGCAGTTTCAAGAGTTCTAAGGCAGCCAGGTTCAAGGCACTGCGGTCATGGCGGCCACACATTAACCGGGTAATAGGGTTGACAGGCACACCTGCACCTAACGGCCTACTGGACCTTTGGCCTCAGATATACCTGCTGGATAAGGGCGAGCGGCTGGGCAAGACCGTTACCAGTTACCGCGACCGTTACTTCAATCCCGGCAAGCGGAACGGCCATGTGATATATGAGTATAATTTGCGCACTGAGGATCCGCTGATAGGTTCGGACATCTACGAGCGGGAGATATATGAGAAAATAGGCGATATTTGTATCAGTATGAAGGCTGAGGACTACCTGACCCTTCCGCCGTTGCTTGACCAGGATGTGACCGTTACTTTGCCTCCTGACATTATGAAGCAGTATCTGCAGTTTGAAAGGGATCAGGTACTGCAGTTGGCAGAGCTGGACAGTATATCAGCCGTTAACGCGGCCAGCCTTACAGGTAAGTTGCTGCAGTTTGCCAATGGTGCGGTATATAGGGAGGACGGCAGTTACTATGAAGTCCACCGTTGCAAGATTGACGCGTTGGCTGATGACCTGGAAGCCGTACAAGGTCAGCCGTTTCTACTGTTTTACCAATACCGGCACGATCTGGAGCGTATATTAAGGGACCTGAAGGCCTTTAAGCCTCATAAGTTGCAAGGCACCGGGGACATATCAGACTGGAACCGGGGAAAGATATCGTTTTTATTAGCACATGCGGCCAGCGCCGGCCATGGATTGAATATGCAGGACGGTGGCCATAATTTGGGCTGGTTCGGTGGTACTTGGTCCTTGGAGCTTTACCTGCAAGCTATTGCCAGGCTATATAGGCAAGGCCAGACGCGGCCGGTAGTTAACAGGAGATACGCCGCGGCAGGTACTATGGATATAGATGTTTTTCAGGCGTTGCAAGATAAGGCCGTAGGCCAGGACGCGTTAATGTTTGCAGTAAAAGCCAGGGTTAAAAAATATTTAGGCTGATCGTTAGTACAGTTCCACCGTTAGTACAGATCCACAGTTCCACAGTTCCACAGTTCCACAGTTCCACCGTTACTACAGTTCCACCGTTACTACAGGATCTGTGAGGATCTGTGAGGATCTGTGAGGATCTGTGAGGATCTGTGAGGATCTGTGAGGATCTGTGAGGATAAAAAAAATAGCTACCTTAGAAGATAGCTATTTAAAATTGTTATAACTTTTGAAGTTCTGAATTTACCCAATTTTGAACAGATCCGTACAAAGTAACTATTTTATCCTTTTCAACATCGTACAGGCTTATATGTACCTGTTTTTTTGTGCCTAATAGGCTTGGAGGACGGCCGGCGCCAATTCGAGCGCCGCCGCGCGTGTCTTTCTTTTTTCGTGACATAATTATTTTTTGTTTAATGTTAGTATTGTTATTTTGGCTTCGTATCTCAGCTGCTGCATGGCCGTTTCCAGGTTGGTAATAAGGCCGTCAATTTGGTCGTGTATTTCTGTTTTCAGCTCACCGGCTATAAATTGTAAAGGACTATCCCAGCTGTTACTACAGTCTGTATTATCTCGTAGTACTTCTAAAATTTCGCAGGTATCATATATTAGTAAATATTCCTCGTTTATACGCTTGTAAGCGCTTATAGGGTCCAGCTCCTTAGCGCTTTTACGGTTGTGGGCCGTTTCTACCTTTGTTTTATTTTTACGTTTCATGGCATATTATTCTAAAATTGTGAACTGATAAAAGAAATTTTTACCGGTAATTATATGTAGTTTGCAAGGTATGTCACCGTAAATTGCAGAAAAAACATTATCTGTAATAATGTGATAGGTGCAATTTTTCAGCAATTTTGGTAACAACTTTTTAACTGCAGTGGATCGGCGCCTTAACTCTCCAACCTTTGCAAGTTCGGCCGCTGCAAATTCCTTAAATTTCTTTTTATTTACGCCGTTTCTGAACATAAATTTAACCGGCGCGGCCATAACGGACCGTATAAAATCCGGGGAACTGTTGACAATTTTAACGGCCGTATTTGCGCCCACATAATTAAAAGCAGTAGCCGCGTAGTTAGCGCGCGGGCTTATTTTAATTACTGTAAGCATGCCGGAGGGCCTTATAATTTCAATGTCAGTAGGAAAGTACAATTTTAGAAATTCGAGCGTGCCCGCGTTAACGGATTTTTGTTCCATAATATTAAAAGTTTTGAATTAATGCGGCCAATATCAGCAGCATGATAAATATTAGTAGGTTTTTAATAGTTTTTCCCATTTTCCAAAAATTCATAATTATTTACGATTAGTGCTTCTTTTATTGCCTCTTCACTGCTTAAATAGTCGTATTCAGCCTGCAAACTTTTATACAATTCTGAGCAAATAGTATGATACACATATTCAATATGACCTTCTAAGTGCGCTATCTCGGCTTCTATATTTTTATAGTCGTTACAGTTATTGTAGAAAAAATTGTAATAAAAATACATATTTGAGCAGCGAGAATGATAATAATGACCTCGGTGATTAACTTTCCATTGAAACTCTATCACCCCCGACTCAATAAGGCGTATAACCCGTTTATCTATGCTTTCAGGGTATAACCTCAATAATTTATATAAGTCTGTTGGGTGTATTGATCCTTCAAACATAGCGCCGTCTCCTTGTGAATAAAATCCAGAAAAATATATTTTATCTACTTCAAAACCTGCATTTTTTGCAGTTTCTTTAAATTTTTCATAGGTGCAGCTCCACCAATCGTAATGTGTATTTACGTCTATGTTGTTAGATATTGCAACCTTTTGCGCCTCTGCGCTTAATTCGTTAAATTCGTATGTGTTAACTGTGTACGTCTTCATATCATTAAATTTTAGTAGTTATATAAATTTATCCCCCATAAGCTACAACGGCTTCAGAGTTACAACGGCTTAGAGTTACCGTATACGCAGAGGTATTAGAAATTACATACACGCCGTGTATAAATTTACTATTTGTACGCATAAACATACAAAGCGGTAGCGCCTCATTTTTCAAAATTACATAGCTTGTATCTTCTGCAATTTGTTGATCCAATAAAGATATATTTTCTTTTTGTTGGTCTTCTGTAAGTTCGTAAAAGCTCACAATGTCTGAGCGGTCATAAAAATATGTCATAATATTAAAATTTTAGTAGGTTAAAAATAGATAGGTTTATAGGGGCTGAAACTGATTAATATTTTTTCATTAATTCATTAATAGCCTTGCATGTATCTTGCAAGCTATAAGATTGAAACACAACGCCGCCGCCGTAATTTTTTGCGCGGTACTTTGCGCCGCCTATCTTGTTAGCACGTTTACAGGCTATAGCGTATTTTTCAAGAGCGCCGCCGTTGTCGTTGTCGGTAATAAAGTGCGTAAAGTGACAAACATAACGCGGGTTGCCGTAATAGTCGGAATTTACGCGCGTGAAATGGTCCGGTGTAATGGTGTTTGAAGTACTCATAAAATTAAATTTTATTAGGTTTGATTAATTAATAAATTATTCAGCGTCAAGCGCTTCTATAAGAGCGTAGACATCTGTAGAGGTGAGGCGCGCCACTTTTGCGGCACTTTTGCGGCAAGCCGTGTATATCTTATAGGCGGCGCGGCTATCTTCATTATATCCAATCTCACTGCAAAAATCAGTAAAGGAACCCGACGCGCTGGAGGCATCCGAAAAGAAACACTGTAGCGCTGATCTAAGCGCGGCCGCGTCCAATTCAGTAACACCGTTTTGATAGTCAAACATAGAACCGTAAAAAGTAAAGGACGTGCGGCCGGCGGCGGTACTTACAGATAATTTAAATTTATTGTGGTAGGTATTGTTTTTAGCGCCGGCCCAAGGTGCAGGAACTCCATTTTCAAGCAAAGTGGCTGATACGTTGTAGTTTTCGTTGCGAATGTTTAAAGATAACTTTGTCATAAACTTTGTTTTTTTTTTTGATTGGTTAGAAATTAATTAAATTAATACGCTTATTTATTACGGTTGGCTATTATACGGTTAAAAATATCTTCAGATATAAACTTTACAAAAGTATGGCCGCCGTCGGTGTATTCTTTTATACCCTCTTTTAAAATATCGGCACTATACAAGGCCGTCACAATCAACTCTCCATCTTTGCAGCGTATAACTGCACGCAAATGTGTATTATTGGTATTAGTGCAATTCAAAACAGCATCGGCAAACATGTTATTAATTGTGTTACTCATAAAAAATTGTTTTTTTTGTGGTTAATTGATATGCAAATATACGGTTAACTTGTTTGAATTTCCAAATTTATTTTCAAAATAACCTTCAAACACGATCCCAGCCTGACAAGTGTTTTATTTTATAATGTGTTTTTATGTGGTAAATTCGATTATTTATGTAGTTAATCAATATAATACGGCTAAATAGGTGTATAACCTTATAAGGCTATAAGCCTATTATAAAAGCTCACAGCCTTACAGCCTTAAAATATTTTTATTTTTTTACATGTTTACCAGGTATGCAGGTATGCAGGTATGCAGGTATGCAGGTATGCAGGTATGCAGGTATGCAGGTATGCAGGATCCCAACACATAACTAATAGGGTAGGGTAGTGGTCAGACTATCTGTAATGATAGTAATACTATCATGCTTAAAAGCAGTGAGCTTTTACGCCTTATAAAACTTGTATTTAACATAATGCTAATTATGAGACGGAAAATTGATAGCCAAACGGGCTTATCTGCTACCGAGTGGCAAGGGGTGGCAATGGCCGGAGGCCCAGGGCCAAAATGGTGGAACGGTCAATACATAAATATTTCCGGTCTGCATTATAGACTTTGGTGCCGCACTCTGCTCCCAACCTCCCAACCTCCCAGCCTTCCAGCCTTCCAGCCTTCCAGCCTTCCAGCCTTTCAACCTCCCAACCTCCCAGATTTCCTCTCCTTCAAATTAACCAGCCGTAGATCAGCTCGCTCAAATATTTGCCGCCCAACTTCAGTTATAGGAAATGTTTTGTAGTTTCGGCAGATTACTTATATTTGCACAAACACTTGCATATGATGGACTACATTGACTACGAGGCAGAAGTGCTAAAGCTCAGGCCAAGGGCATACCTTAAACGATGGTGGTCACCATACGGGGGGTTCTCATATTCAGTAGTAGACCGCAGAAAATGGTACCAAAGGAGTGTGCAGATCTCAAGAGTTCAGGGAACTCCTTGGGTTGCGTGGATGTCAGCTTACAACTTAACAAACGTATAAATATGAGTAGTCTACTATTTGACCTCACAGACAAACAGCCGTCTGCCCAGAAGGCGCCTAAACCGGCCAAGAAGGCCAAACCCTCAGCTCCTCTTAAGGCCAAGGTACCTGCCGTGATGGGAAGGCCTACAGGCTACAGCATCGAGATAGCCACGGAGATATGTAATGTACTCGCCACGGGCAAGGAGGGCTTTGAGGCGGCGTGCAAGAAGGTAGGTGTGGCTTCCAAGTCAGCCTGGACATGGTTGAGTAAGCATGAAGACTTCTGGCGCGCGTACACCCGCGCACGCGAGTTCCAGACAGAGTTGATGTACGATGACATCTCGTGGATCGCCAACGCTCCGCTGACACACAATGGCCGGGAAGTGGACGCAGAGGAGAACCCCGGTATGCCCCTCTCAGGCGCGGAGGCTTTCGCTGAAACGAACAGACGGAAGTTGATGATAGATGTAATGAAATTCAAACTTATCAAGCTCCAGCCCCGCCGCTTCGGTAATAACCAGGATGTTAACCACAATGTGAACGTGCAGCATAAATTAACATCTGAGCAATTTGATGCCCTGCTGCAGGTACACACGAAGGCCGCCCAGATAGGACCGGGTCAGACAGAGGACGAGGAGTACACAGATCACGAGGAGATATAGCCCAAAATAATATGCAAACTAAATACCCAGGGTACCATATTGTGCCTGCGAGTACGTGGGTGAAGCTCACCTACCAGCAGCAGGAAGCCCTCAGAGGCGCGGGAGGCTTTCCGGTCAACGACCACTTCATACAGGTGTGGAACAGACCGGCTACGCAGAAAAAGCAACTGCTCATACTGTACGGGACGTATGGCTCCTCCAAGACCACGGACCGCATACAGGAGCTGATACTGGAGTGCATCTCAGATCCGTACTTCAAGTGCTACTATGGCCGACAGGTATTTGAGCTTGCCAAAAAGGAGCTGCACTCCAGCATCATCAGTACGCTGAAGGATATGAGGCTGGCACACCTGTTTAGCTTCAGTGAGGCCGCCAATGGCAGCAAGGAGATTACCTGTGTCGCCAACGGCAACAAGTTCAAGCCATTCGGCTGTGATGACCATGAGAGTATCAAGGGCTGGGACAACCCTACGCACATCTTTATAGATGAGATGAACCAGATCGAGTTCAAGAGCTTTGGTATGCTCCAGAGCCGACTGCGTAAGATGGGTGCCAAGAAATGCTTTGTCGGCTGCTTCAACAACTGTGACGTGTTTGAGGAGCACTGGATCAGGACTGAGCTGCTCAATAAGGAGAACCCGCTGAAGGATGACAAGGGTGTACCTATCCAGACCAACATCATAGAACATTTCTCCCTATACATACACAACTACTTTCTCGACCACGAGGACTACCGCCATTCACTCATACAGCAGGCAGGCGGCGACCCTACCCGCGTGGATGCCATCCTTAACGGTCAGTGGGGTGTCAGCGCCACCGGCCAGCCTTTCTACAAGATGTTCAACCGGTCACTGCACGTAGCGCACTGCGAGTACAAGCCCGGACTTGCGCTCCACATCAGCTGGGACGAGAACCTGAACCCTTACCTACCTGTGGGCATATTCCAGATGGATGGTAAGAACTTGTACATGATAGATGAGATAGCAGCCAAGAACCCGCACAACACCCTGCGCTGGGTCTGCAACGAGATATACAAACGGTATGGGCCTATGGGTAAAGACCATCAGGCGGCCATGTACGTGTACGGAGATGCCACCAGTCGCAAGGATGACGTGAAGCAGGAGAAAGGCAGGGACTTCTATGCGCTCATAAGAGAGTACCTGGAGTACTTCAAGCCTAAGATGAGGGTTGACAAGATGAACCCCAACGTGGCGATGAGAGGTAATTTCATCAATGCAGTGTTCGGTGTCAACTACGGAGGCATATTTGTCACCATCAGCCCCACCTGCACGCATACCATCGCTGACTTCGTGAACACCTCGGAGTCACCGGACGGTAACGGCAAGGACAAGACCAAGACAACCGTGGACGGAGTGAGAGGCGTGCAGCGCTGGGGACACTTCACCGACCTTTTCGACTACATCATGTGCCATGCCTTCGTCCGGGAGTATAGCTTGTTCCAGACAGGAGGTAAGCGGATGGAGTGGAAAGTGGGTAAAAGGTCGCCTCACAACTATTTTTAAAATATTTTTGGATATTTGGCGGGAATATCCGTATTTTTGGGGCTACAGCCTGTGAAGACGCAGGCAAACAACTCAATGTGTAACGAAACTACCAGCTAAAAGCCGTTTGAAGCAGGGCCGTAACCCTTGCTGAGAGCGGCTTTTGCGTTTTGCTATGGGATATCTTGTACTAAACGATTATAAGACCTACATTCAGGGCGACTATCTGCGACAACTGACGCAGGCGGATCCTGACAAGCGACTTATTGCTGAAAAACAGGCCATGCAGGACGTAGTTCAGCGTATTACACAGAAATACGATCTTGATTTAGAACTCACAGCGACCGCTCCATGGGATAAAACCCGCGCATATGGGGCAGGAGAGCGTGCAACCATAGCTTTGTCAGCGTCAGGGTTCACTGAGTGGGCGGCCAGCACTGTCTATGTGGTGGGCGCAGCCGTCATTCATCTCGGTTCTGGCTATTTCTGCATCACTGGCAACAGTGACGCTACTTTCCTTCCGTCAAAATGGGCTTTAGCAGGCAAGACCAATGACATCTTCTACGTAGGGTTTCCTAATGACTGCACTATACAGGGAGAACCGGCACCTGCTACGCTGACAGAGCCATACAAGCCCATGTTCAACTACAGGAACCTGTACAACTCAGGCGACATAGTGTGGTGGAGAGGATATAAGTACACAAACGTGCAGCCAAGCACTGTGGCGAACCATCAGGTGCAGCTACAGTACACGACTTACGAGAACCTTCCTTTCTGGAACGTGTTTCCCGACAGTCCGCTGAACGCTACACAGAAGTATTGGAACAATAAAACAGCATTTTTGGTTCCTGCAGGCACTCCGCTCACTGACACCGACTGGTGGGTAGCAGGTGACAACAGAAACCAGACGATAAAGGCGGGAATGGTGGTTATCACCGTGTTCAGGCTATCTCCACTGCTCGCACCGGGTAACAAGCCGGAACACTGGCTTGAGGACTACAGAGGCGTGCTATCAGACCTCAACGATGCTGCGCAAGGCCTCACCACATTGGTGCTGCCTATGGTACAGCCGCAGAGAGGGTTGAAGACAAGGACGGGTGGAGATATAAAAAACGTAAATAACTACTAACATGGGTTTCTTTAATAGGGTAGGCGCATGGATGGGGTTTCAGGGAGCTGGTAGCGGCCCTAACAGCTCGCAAGCGTTCATACGTGATGCCGGAGGTAGCAAACTACCTTCGCACAACCTTAGTAATGTCATATTCCCAAAGAGTTATGAGCAGGCCAAGGTTGACCTTTCAACTTGGGTAGAGGCTAAATCAGAGGCAGAGCAGGCAGGGTGGCCATTCCGGGTCACGATGCAGAAGCTCTACGAGAAGACGAGGCTCAATGCGCACGTTGCGGCATGTATGCAGCGCCGCAAGGAGCTCACGCTGCTGCGTGACTTTGAGATAGTAGACAGCAACGGTAACAAACTGGAGGAATGGACGGAGTACTTTGAGAAGGCGTGGTTCAAGCAGCAGATGCTGGGCATGATACTCGATGCTACTTATTACGGCTACAGCCTTATCAGTATTGGTGAGATAGTAGACAATGTGCCTGACAAGCTGGTTTGTGTCAAGAGGTGGAACATCTCTCCTGACCGTAAGCACGTTTCAATATACGAGAAGTCACCTAACGGGTATAGCTGGGACAGCAGCGAGTATGAGCCGTGGCACATATGGGTACCAACCCTGCAGGAGAACGGTATTAACGGCTGTGGCTACGGTCTGCTGTACATAGTGTCTGCACTGGAAATCCTCCAGCGTAACAACGTGCAGTACAACACTGACTTCATTGAGATGTTTGCGCAGCCTTATCGTGTGTTGAAGACCAACGACACAGATGAGGAGGAGATGGCCAAGAAGCAAGCAGCGATGCGTGACATGGGCCATAACGGCTACATGATAACCGGACTTACTGACGAGCTGTCTTTCCTCAACGATGGCAGCCGTGGTAACGGCTACAAGGCCTATAATGACTTTGACCACAGAGCCAAGAGCGACATCAGCAAATGGATAGGTGGACACGCCAACTTCGTGGACAGCACTACTGAGCCTCTGGCAGGTGGTAGCCAGAACAGCGGTGGCGGTGACGCTACCCGTGACACGATGGGTAATACGCAGGTAGCTAAGGCCATGAACGCCAAGCGCATGATAGATGGTGACTTCGTTACCAACATTGTGAACGAAAGCGTGATACCTAAGCTCCGTAACCTCGGAGTCCGCTTACCACAGGGTGCTAAGATACACTTCCTCAATGATACGGAGGAGAGGGCTATAGCAGCACAGGAGGCAGACAAGAACCAGAAGATAGCCACCCTCGGCCTCACAATGGCCCAAGCAGGGCTGCAGATGGATCCTGCGCAGTTCACAAACATGACAGGCATCAAGTGCTCACGCATAGAGGTGATGCCCGACAAGAACGTGATACGTGATCCTAAGATGCAGGCACAAGGCAAAGACCCTATCAAGAACGACAACATGAAGCGTGACAACACGCCTAAGAAAACACAGGCAATAGCCGCAATAAAACGATAATGGAAGACTTCAATCCTATACTGCCGCTTATGGACCTGTTTCAGGACAGGTTGAAGGACGAGTACACAGCGTTCTACTTCTACCGTGCTGCTGCAACGTGGTGTAACCTTAACGGCTATTTCAATGCAGCCAGCTACTACGACAAGGAGGCAGAAGCAGAGTTGACGCATGCGCAGAAAATAATAAATTTCTTGCGTGATTGGGGCTGCAAGGTAAAGATGCCTGCCCTCGCAGTAGCACAGGACTTTGAGAGCTTTGCTGACACGATATACGGACAGAAAGCCATTGAGCAGGCGCTATACATGCAGTACGACACGAACGCTAAAGAGGCTTTCAGGATAGACATATCTGCGTTCAACATATTCGCTGAGTTCGTGGAGATACAACGCAGCAGTGTGGCGGAGAGCAAGAACATCTGTGACAGGCTGGCGCAGATAGACGTTAACGATGGTGACGCAGTGATGCTGTTCGAGCAGACAATGTACGGCGAGCCTGAAATCGGGTAATATGAGCAAGTTCGGGTTTGGCAAGGTAGCAGATGCGCTGAAGCCTGCCATCAAGAGTGCGGCTATAGACATAATGAAGGCCTCAAAGGTTTACTTCGGAGAGGCCTTTGACAAAGAGCAGCTGGGCAGTGATAAGTGGGAAGAAGTAGCGAGGCGCACACCTGGCAACATGTACCACGAGAACCAGGTAGTGAAAGGGATAAACAAGCCGTCAGGCAAGATGTTCAAGAGAGATCAGGGAACGGACTGGCAGACAAGGAAGATAATAGCTGGTACATCGGGACGACTGAGGTACAAGACGGTAAAGGCCGACAGCAGCATAACAAATTGGGGTGCGGTGAGCGTGATGATTAACCCGGTACCATACGCCGGGTATGTGAATGATGGAACGCCATATATGCCTGCAAGGCCATTTATGAAGCAAACAGAAGCACTAACAGTAATTCAAATAAACATTCTCCAAACCAAAACAGGACTAATATGGAAGGTAGCACCGTAACAAACAAATTTGAGATAGACGCTGAACGCGCACTGGAAACACTCAATGTGCTGACAGCCAAGGCTGAAAAGCTCATGGGTCTGCTGAAAGAGATAGAGGCCTTCGGTGAAGACCTTGACGAAACGATAGACATGGCTGAGAGCACAGTCGACACTATGCGCAAGGCTCAGAGCCAGAAGATCGTCTGGGCAATAAGCATAGGTGATCTCAGGCAGATACTGGCAGCACCACAGGACGCTTTCTCTCCTGAAGTGATAGACTTCATCAGAGAAGGACTCACAGGCATCATCGGCAATGTGCAGGTGGAGCCGGAACAAGTAAAAGGTAAAATAATAGGACTCGCAGGTAAAAACTAATGGCAACAAGCTGCATACTTTCCGCAATTAACAGCATCCTTGCGCAGGCGAGGGCGATACCCTACGACTGGACAAATGTAGCAGACGCAGAGAGGTCACGCCCTACGTTCCTGTTCCAGAAGACAGCTGTGTGGAATAACCAAGTGCGTAAAATGCTGGACGGCTCAGGAGTGTTCTATGAGAGCCCTTCCTGCTTTCTGGAGATGCGCCCGGAGAAAAGTATGCAGATGGCCGACAACATAACTGTCACAGATGTCTGCTGGAAAATACATATCGTTCACGGCCAACTCGATGCAGGGGATGACGAGAACATGGACCAAAATCTCATGGTGTTTCAGCTACGTGATCTCGTCAAGAGTGAGTTCGTGGGCTTCGAGCCAGAGAGCTGTAGCACCATGTTCTGCGAGGATGAGGAACAAGATTATGACCACGGTAATATCTACCACTACATACTCAGCTTCAAGTCGTGTCTGAAAGATACCAAGGGCAGTATGTACGACCCTGACCAGACAAGGTTTATCTACAGCACTCCACCTACTAATCTGGAACTGCAGACAGGCTTCACTGAAGCAGGCGAGCCACCGGTGGATCCAATGATAAGCTACATCTGGAAGGTGTGCGAGGTGAGAGCAGAACTGGTGGCCACACCAAACCCGCTCATCACTCAGACACTGGCCAATGGCGTGACGATACCGCTGCAATATGCGGTAAATGATGACGGCACGTTCACGATGCCTTATCTGGCAAGCACTCCCGGTATCAACCTTGCGCTGCCATTCCTCATAGGCAACCAGAACTACGATGTATTGCTGGGAGATGGAGGAGTACTGGACAACAGCGCGGGAGGCGGGTTTGCTGTGGGCGACACAATGATATTCAACGCTAACCTACCCCTCGGAGTAGGCGCATAAAAGAGAGATAATGACAGCGAGGAGCATAGAAACGATACAGGCACAACTCTTAACCGCCCTGGTAGCAAAGGCGGCAGCAGTAGGCATCACAATAGTGCCTGCCGAGATGAGTGCGTATGACTACAGGCTTTTGCTTACCTACATGGCGGCAGTCGGAGATAACTCTCTGGAGCAGCTGTGGGTAGCGTACATGGCCGATGTCAACGCCATCGTGGCCGCAGCAGCACCACAGACCGGTCCGTGGTTCCAGCAGCAGATGTATCTGTTCCAGTTCGATGCCACTACGCCACAAGTACTCCAGTTCAACACCACCAACTTCACAGTGGGCTACCCTACGGTAAACGCAGCCAAGAGAGTGATAAAATACTGCTCTGTGGTTCCGGGTATTTTTGGCACTACTACTATAAAAGTAGCAGCACAGGTGGCAGGCGCTCCTGCAGACCTTGACACTGCTTTCGCAGGAGCGCTGGCTGCAGCACAGAGCTATGTCAACATACTGGCAGTCCCAGGCTTGATATACAACGTGCAGAGCGGCAACAGCGACAAGATATACATAGATGCGGACATCTACTACCAAGGTGGCTACAGCGCAGTCATACAAGAGAGAGTTGAGGCGGCCATCACAGCCTACCTCGGAGGCATACCTTTCAATGGTACAGTGCTACTCTCCAGTCTGGAGGTAGCCATACGAGCAGTAACCGGAGTGAATGACATAGTGGTAAACAACGTACAGGCGAGAGCTGATGCCACATCTTATGGCTCTGGCACTGACCTCGTGGTTGGCAACACAGTCGTATCACGCAGGTGGGCTACGGTAGCAGGGTACATAGTACCTGAAACCGCAACAGGACACACATTGGCAGATAGTTTAACCTACATAGCAGAGTAATGGTACCAGTACTAAACGTAGATCAACAGGTTATTGAGCTTTTACCGGGCGATGAGCGCACGGTGAACAGTATTGTGCTGGCTCAGTCCCTTGCTGATGACAACAAGCAACTGAACCGCCGCTTCCAGTACTTTATGAACGGAAGCACAGACTTCGGCTATTGGGACGTAACTGTTACATACAGCAAGGGTGACCTTGTGCGCATGCTGGACGGCGAGTACGAGAGTCTGGCAAATGCTAACCTGGCAAACCCGACTACTGACAGCGCATGGTGGGTTAAAGTACTGGACAGCTTTATCGGTGTGAGTGAGAGCACGAAGTTCAGCGGTAAGTACCTAAACCTTACGTGGGCGCTTAACCGGATATTCGGAACTACTTTCAGGCAGCCTCCCTACCCTTCACCCTACGGAGGTAGCGGCACATTCAGCGACATATACGTTACCAACAGAGATATTGTACGTACATCGTTTGTCATGTACCCGACAGCGGCTGCGAGCAGCAAGATGTACCCGACATTCAGTACCGGTTTTATGTTCAACCCTCCGGCATATGCAGGAGCATCAACTTTCTATTTTTACATCAACGTGCCCACAGCAGTATTCAACGCACTGGGAGCCTCAGCTGACATCAGAGAGGCCACTCTGCGCAGCTATGTGGACAGGCTTGTACCCGCAGGCTTAGTATACGGGATATTAACTTACTAACATGGATAAGATACTCACCACCTACTCCGCTGACGGACAGCCCTTCATAGCACCCACCAGCCTCGACCATTTGCAGAACTCCTACACCAACGTGCTCAATGCACTGGCTACAGGTATTGTTGGCCGCACGTTCTCCTCTGGAAACGTGTACGTAGTAGCCGGATTGAAAACCACAGCCGGAGCAGGCGTTACCTCGTACAGCGCAGGTTTGGTGTACTATAACGGAGAGGTACTGTATTTCGCAGGTGCTACACTGACAGATCCTACCACGCCCAACGTGACGCTGGTAAATCTGGCTGTGACTTATGCGGCAGCAGATCCTACAACCTTTGAAACAGGCGCTACTCACAACGTACACCAGCTCAGGAGAGTAACGCTCAGTAATGGCACCTCTGGTACTGGCAGCATCTGTGACTTCTCTGCACTGAAGTTCGTGGACACCGGCTACACAACCGTGGCTAATGCGAGCTATACTAACGGATCGCAGGATCCGTCCAACCCTCTTAGATACAAGCGTGAGAAAAACACCGTATTTATGAGAGGCGTGTTGTATGACGCGGGAGGGGACTCTTCGGACGTGTACCCTGTCTTTGCGTTGCCTGTTGGTTATAGGCCTACAAAGAACGTGGCAAAAGCGATATCCGCAGTAGGAGCAGTTACTACAGTTCGCATAGACAACACAGGAGCGGTAGCGGTGTACTATGATGAGGCCCCAGCACCTGCGGTGTCTGGCACCAGCATGGATTTTGAATTTGAACTTGACTAACAATATTTGAGGCAGAGAGTCTGAGGCTGACAATAACCAAAAACACCGACTATGGAGTATAACGAACAGTACAAAACGCGCAGGGTCAGCTTCCTGCCACCTCTGCCTATGAAGAAGAAAATAGTGCAGCATGCGCAAGGAAATATGAGTCAGTTCATCATTGATGCTGTCAAGGAAAAGATAGACAGGATTGAAAAGTCAAAAGGCACTACTACCAAGGTTTCAGAACTTTTGAAATAAAGGTTGCGCAACCTTGTAGGGATAACATTTTCTTATTTCCATCTTTATATCGTGAATTACGTTTTTGTACAGAACCCACAGGCAGCAAAGCCGATAATGCTACTCGATGGCGTTATTAAAAAGGGTGATGGACAGCAGTTCAGCAGAGAAGTTCTTTCACTTGTCAGCTCTGGTAAAAAGGAGGTTGAGGTATGGATAAACAGTAAGGGTGGTAATGTGGCTGAAGGCTACAGCATGTACTCCGCACTGAAGAACTCCGGGCTTAACGTAACTACCATCAACCAGGGCATCGTGGACAGCACAGCCGGTTGGGTTTACCAGGCAGGTAACAAGCGTATCTGGACATCACACGGCCTCGGTCTTGTGCATGAAGCGGTAAACGCAGCAGGAGTCACCATAGAGGAGATGAACGACAGCGTAGCAACCATGCTATCCTCTCGCAGCACACTCACTAAAGATGCCATGAGAGAGCTGATGAGGAGCGAAACGATCATCACAACACAAATGGCCAAAGAATACGGCTTGTATGATGAGGTGGTTAACTGCAGTGAGATACTTGAATTTACAAACAGCTCCGATGTCACAGAGGTTAACTCGGTTTCAGAAAAGCACATACAAAAAAGACTTTCAACAATTAAGCATATGAGCAAAATTAACGAAATGCTGCAGCTCCATAACGAAGCCAGCGCAGAAGCACAGGAAGCGGCTATTCGCAATATCCTTTCAGCTAAAAATGAAGCAGAGCAGAAAGTAGCAGCACACGCCGCTAAGATCGAAACGCTGACTGAAACGCTGAACCTTGCAAACGCTGAACGTGATGAGGCTACTGCAAAACTCACAGAGATTGAGAACAGCGCTAAACTGGCGGCTGCAACTTCTCTGGTAAACGAGCACAAGGGCAAGCGTATAGCAGACAAGCCTGAGATAGTGGCTAAGTGGACAAAGATGGCCACTGAAGACTTCGATGGCACTAAACAACTGCTGGAAGCACTCAACGTAAACGCACAGGCACCAAAAGCACCGCAGATCGGTGGTAACGGTGAGCAGGCACCTGCAAGAACAGGTAGCACTATCCTGAGTGTAAGCGATTACATGACTTCAGCACCTGTGCGTATCTAAGGCATAAAGATCAAATAAATAGACAAACCATTAAGCAACTAAAATAAAACTATAGCAACATGGCAGTAGTAATGACGGGAACCTCGTATACAGGTACCCACGCGAGCCAGTACTGGCTACCAGCACTTTTTGAGGCGCAGACTATCCGCAGCGGTGTGGTGAGTGTGTGGGACGGTATCAAATACAAGGTGAACATCAGTAACATGACGTTCAGCGGCGGCCTCCAGCCACGTAACCCTACGCCAACAGATCCTCGTGGCACCATCACGGTAGCAGAGAAAATTCTGCAGCCAGAGTCGGCGATGCTGTACATGACGTACAACCCATCTGTCCTTGAGGCACAGTGGGAAAGTGTTGACCTTACAAGGTTGATGCTGGAGCGTAACCTGACACCGGACTTCACGAGCTACGTGTTGTACATGGTGATGCAGACAACCTTCGGACAGAACATGGAGATTGGCTGGTGGATGAGTTCTACCGACTTCCAGTCTATCACTGACCAGTCTGACTCCAGGTATGACCTGCAGTTCTGTGACGGCTTCATGAAGCGTATTGTGAATGACGCGACTGTACTGAACGCTGCTTCACCGGCAACGCTCACAACCTCAAACATACTCGCAGCTATGAATGAGCTGCTTACCCTTATCACCACCTATAAAAAGGCGTTGGTAGGCAAGTACGACAGGATGAAGTACATGATGTCGCCTAAGACAGCGGACATCTGGAGGCAGTTCCTGCTTTCTCCTACCTACAAAGGTATTGAGTACAGGGAGAGCGGCCAGCGTGTATTCGGTGGATACGAGATCGTGGTACTGAACGGTTTTCCTGACAACACTATCCTGTTCTGCGAAGGCACGAAGGACCTTATGGGTGCTCTGCACATCGGTATGAACAGTAAGGAAGACGAGAACACCCTGCAGATTGACAGGACTCGTGTTCAGGATGAAACATACTTCATCAAAGCATTGATGAAATTCAACACACAGATCAAGTTCGGTAACGAGATCGCTTGTTGGACAACACTGACAGCAGCAGACTTCACGGTTTAATCCGTGAAGTTTGCTATCTTTGCATAAATCATTTCAAAACAAACAAAGCAATGAAAAAACTTTTTGCGATCATATCGCTTCTGACTTTCAGTATTCTGTCCTTCGCACAGAACACCAGCACACGTAACGATGTGAACGGTGACTACAGTTCTAATGTTATCGGCTACCAGAGCGTATCGCGCACTGATGCCGCCAGCTCAACACTGGACACTCTGGATGTACGTCCTGCCAAAGCAGTAACGTACTACAAAGTAACTATCACGGATAGTGCTGCCTTCAGGCTTAAAAGTGCTGCAGGCATGTACAAAGGCGATATCGTCATCATAGATGTCATAAACCCGGCACAGACAGGCGTATTCGCACTGCTCGGTAACTTCGTGGTGAGCACAGGCACGTATAGGATAGCGCTTACGGCCAGCAAGAGATGCCATCTGGAATTGTATTTTGACGGTAAGAACCTGGTGGAAACATCACGTAACCTCAACTACACCTACTAATTCATCTCCCACACATTAATCCACTTCTCAAGCAACAAGCATGGAACCGATAGTAACACAAGAGCTGCATGACACTTTGCTCACGCACAAGAACATAAAAGAAGTACACTTCACTTCTGACGGCAGGCACCATTTCAGGGCTTTTGACCACAAAGGCAGCCTGTACACACGTCTTCGTGACGTGCCTGAGAGAAGTGCGAACGGCATCCTCACAGGCAAGTCTGTGAAAGATGTTATACGTACTGCCACTGATGCTGAAGACACTCAGTTCAAGATAGTCAGCACCCTGACACCAGAGCAGGTATTGGCCATCAAGCCGGTAGCAGGTGCAGGACTGATACTCCCACAGGTAGACCTTACTAAAGAGGCCATCCTGAGCTTGCTGGAGATATCAGACGATGAACTGAAAGCACTTCTGGCTGCTAAGGCCAAAGGCGGTAAGAAATAATCAATACTCATTTTAAAAGATCAATAAATGGCACGCAGTCAGGTATCATTCATATTAGGTAACGAAAGTTTAGGGCAGGCCGCACTCAGCAATGATGGCGTGGCAGGCATATGCTTGTACGGTACCGCTCCGGGTTCCTTTGCCACCAACGCATACCAACCGGTCTACAGCCTGTCAGATGCGGTAAGCAAGGGCATAAGCAACAACTACAGCGATGAAACTGCTGCTAAAGCCATAGTGACCATCAGTGGTTCTATAACGGCCGGCGACACACTGCAGATAAAAGTGACAGAAGTTAACCCTGTTACCTCAACCAACCCTACAGGCACAACTGTGGTTGACCTGGGAACAGGCACAGCCCCTGCAACTCCTACAGCTACCACTTTTGCAGCAGCAGTAGTGGCAGCAATCAATGCACGCACCTATCTTACAGGCTACACAGCCACTAACACCGCAGGAGCTATCACTTTGACAGCTCGTCCGGGAATAGGCATAGGCCTGAACCCTGCTGTTACCGCAACACCAGTTGCGCTTACTGCTACAGGTACGGCTACAACGGCCATCACTCAGCAGTTCGGTACAGGTAGCGGAGGTGCTACTGCCGGTGTCGCAAGTAATAAAGCGCTGTGGTACTACATCGTATCTCGTTTCTTCGCACAGAACACAAGCGGCGTGTTGTGGATAGGCTTCTTCAGTTCGGTATCTTCTACCTTTGCTGACGTAGTTACTCTGCAGAACGCAGCACTGGGTGTGATAAGGGTGATGGGTGTGTATGACAACACTGCTACTTCAGCAGCCAACGTAACAGCCAACGGCACTAAACTACAGGCACGTGGAGAGGATCTCTTTGGCGCATACAACCCGCTTGGAGCCATCATCTACGCACCAAACATCAAAGCAATAACTGATCCATCTACACTGGAGAACCAGCAGAACGTAAGTAACTACTTCGTGACTACTGACATCCACCAGGATGGTGAGGCAGCAGGCGCACAGCTGTACATCAACAGCGGCGTGAGCATACAGGACATCGGCAATACACTCGGTTGTCTGAGCGTAGCCGCTGTTAACCAGGACATCGGTGAGATAGGCGCTTTCAATGTCAGTGATGGCACTGAGATGGCTGTTCCTGCACTGGCCAATGGTAACAAGGTAAGCACACTGGCGAGCTCTCTGCTTGACCAACTGGACGCGTACCGCTATCTGTTCGCTACCACAATACCTAACAAGGTTGGTACGTTCTTCAACAACGACTGGACCAACATTGCGCAGACAAGCCCATACTACCGCATCAGCCGTACAAGGACCATGATGAAGGCAGTTAGGCTGGTATACGGAGCAATCATAGACCTGCTGAAAAGCCAGATACAGCTCAATGCTGACGGCACCATATCTTACACCTCTATCCAGGTGTTTGACAGCGCAGTTATCCCTGTAGGCTCGCAGATGCAGGCAGCAGGAGAGATCAGTGGCTTCAAGGTGACTATCAGCGACACACAGAACATTCTCAGTACCGGTAAGATTGTGGTAGGTGTGGCCATCCAGCCAACAGTCACTGCAGACTTCATCGAGGTACCAATTTCATTCAAAGCAAAACTGTAACAACAGATGATAGTAGCTAATAAATCGTGGGCAGACATACAGATCCTCATAGGCGGAGTTGCGCTGCTTGAGGCACAGGAAGTGCGTTACAACCGTGAACGCATGAAAGAAGACCATCACGGTGTGGGCGCTAAGGTTGTCAGCAGGGGCTACGGTGACGTGAAGGACGACGGCATGCAGATCAAGATGAGTCTTGACGAGCTGAAGCGTCTGGAGGCAGCAGCACCAGGTGGCGACATCACTCTGATACCAGCCTTTGTGGTTAAAGTGCTGTGGAAACCTACCGTACGCAACCCAATACCATACACTGACACTCTTACTAACGTGGAGTTCAAGAACAACGGTGTGGATGCTAAGACCGGAGAAACAAAACATTTTAAAGTTATAGACTGTATATTTGCAGGCTTGAACGACCCACAATAACATGGAACCAAACATCGACCCAAAAAAAGAAATAGAGCTGAAAATGGAGGCTCTTTGGCAGAGAGTAGACGCTCAGAAAGCCAAGATTGAACAGAACAGCAATGGCCGTAAGGTCTTCCCAATAGTGATACCTTGCAGTGAGAAACTTGATCCGTCAGGCGCACTCATAGGTTTTGCTTACGAGCCTGACCTGATAGGACAGCTCAGATTGATGGACAGAGGACAGGAGTTCTCTAACGGCTTCTCAATGGAGGCTTGCCATCAGATGCTGGAGTCGCTTATCATACCAGGCGAAACGCACGAGGCCATACTGGATAAAAACGGTTCGGCTCTGTATTGGAAAGGCGCTTGCCTTGCCCTCAACCAGTTCAGTCTGTTGGCAACGCCGATTATAAAAAAAAATTAGAGGAGTACGATATATGTGTGAGTGAGGAAGGGCTGGCCGGAGAGGTAGCCCTTCTTTTGCATTACAATGGCTACTCTGATGATGTCCGGACGTGGGATATAGACAAGCTCTGTTACATGATTGGTAATATGCAGAGAGCAATGAGAATGTTAGACCTAAGACACTTCAAGTAATGGCAGACCAGCAAGTAAGATATGTAGTTTACATAGATGGCACGCAGCGAGCGGAAGCCGAACTGAGGAGCATGGAAACCTCTGCTGGTAGGGCAGAAAGGTCTATAACAACTTTGAACGGTGCTCTTAAAAAAGTACCGTCCGAACTAAACGCAACAACAAAATCTCTGCAAGCCACAACTGATGCTATGCGCGGCATGGCGGCAGCCTTTGGGGTTAGCTTCGGGCTGCATAGCGCATTTAATTTCGTAAAGGATGCGGTACAGGGGGCTGCTGATTACGAAACTGCAGTAAAGAGGATAACTTTCGCATCAGAAAATGCGCAGGAAGGAGCTATCAACAACGCCTTTATATCCTCAGAGGCCGACAAATTTAAGATAGAGCTACAAGGGGCTACAGACTCTTACGGTAAGTTCCTTGCGATGCTGTCCGGTAGTGGTATAGCAGGGGACGAAGTGCGTAAACTGCACGATGAACTGCTGCTTATAGGTAAGGTGAAAGGCCTCGGTGACGGACAGCTTGATGCGGCTGTAATGAACCTCGGTAAGATGTTGGAAGCTGGTGCTATGGATGCCCGTCACCTTCGTCCACTGGAGATGCAGCTGTCTGGCATAGGTAAATTTATAGCGGACGAGCTGGGAGTAAGCGTACACGAACTGGCCAAGCTCCGTAACAAAGGCAAACTTACAGATATTGATCCAATGGTTCTTTTACGAGCCATTGAAAAGCAGTCCCAATCTTTAGAAGGTTTTTTGCCTGAGAGTACCAACACTATTCAGAGCAATTTAAATGACCTAAGCATCGCATTTTTAAGGTTTAAAAACAGCCTGGTTTTTGGGGAGTCTACTGAATTAAAAGATCTTTTTGTTACGCTTAAAGATGGCATAGGCTACCTAAGGGAAAATAAAGAAACAATATTAAATTTTGGTCACGCGCTGTTAAACATTGGCAAAATGTGGATGGCTTACAGAGGCGTTATGACTGTGGCAAACTGGGCTTTGGCTCAGAGTATAGCCGCTGATACAACAGCTACCGTGGCCGCTACTGCAGCTACTTCAGCGCACAACACTGCCTTGGTCACAGAAGCGGAATTGGTGGCTGCGCTTGTAGTGGAGTACGATGCTTTGGTGGTAAGCATGTCTGGGGTCTATGGTGCGCAAAAGGCAGCAATGATGGCGGCAGCAGCGGGAACGGCAGCACTCCCTATAAACATGGCGGGAACGGCAGCAGGTGCTTCTGCAGGAGCGGCAGCAGCCGGAGGTTTGATAGCAAGGACAGTAGGAGCTGCGATTGTTCCAGTATTTATCACAGGAGCC